ACCCCTCGGGGTCTCGTGAGTGGAAGTCACGTTAATCGAAACCGCGAGGCCACTGCGAAACGCAAAGTGTGGCGAGGACCGGTCGACTAAGTAAGTCTCGCGCCTTTGGTGCGTCGAAATGCAGGCACACCCTGCCCGGTCCTTTTAGCCCAGGAAGTTATTGCGGCGGAACAGCCGTGCCTTCGGCTCATTGAGCTAGTGTGGGCATGGAAGGCGAGGGTTCGAATCCCTCCCGGGGCTTTTTTCAACTTACTAGGAGGCTTGAAAATCATGGAATGCGAAGAACAACAAACATACGAACTACAAGACGCACCTGATACGCGAACACGATGGGAAAAAATGATTGGCAGATTGTATAAACAAACGCAAAGCTTTGCTACATCACCCGGAAGATTGCGAGGTCGTTTGGCTGACTGCGCTTTCGTTGACGCCCCAAGGCATTTCAAGGGTTGTATTTTCGGTCAATCAGTGACCAAGTTTTCCTTGGCGGACCGACTGCGTATTTTGGTGACAGGGACTGTCGTTACGAATTGGATACACCGAACGGAGAATGAACCAGGGAAAAATGTCACGAACGCAAAGGCTTACGTTTCTTGGGCCAAAGATCGAAAGTAACCCGCAAACATGCCGATGAATCGCCGCCGATACCCGCCCGATTGGGAGTCCATCGCGTTTGGCATAAAGCAGCGTTCCAACTGGGTGTGCGAGGTGTGCGGCAAACCATGCCGACGGCCCGGCGAAAAATTCGACACACACAAACGGACCTTGACCGTGGCGCACATAAACCACACTCCCGAGGATTGCGACGAACACAACCTGGTTGCCGCGTGTGCACCTTGTCACTTGGACTATGACCGACCTATGAGGATTTTGCGACGGATCGTAAAGAAACGTCTGGAGGTTTTGAAGTGATCGAAATCAAGCAATCGAAATACAGTCACCCCGACGTAACCAGCGGTGCACATGCAAACGGTCCGCCCAATACGTTCATTCGCCAGCAACCCGGGAAATGGTTTGTCGTCACCACACAAATGCCGGAGGTGGGGGTGAGAGCCACGTTACAACGCATGGAGTTTGAGAAGTTCGTTCGTGTTCATTGTCTACCGGTGGAGGATTAACCGTGAAAGCGAAAAATATTTCAAACGATGACCTTTTAAGTCTAATTGCTTGCCTGGGCGAAGAATCCGATGGCCGAGAGGTTTTTAGGATTCAAGACAAAACCAACAAGTCTATTCGGTTGGAATTTGCTATTTGGGAGGAACAGGAAGCCAAACATTGGTTCGCAGAAAATGCCTTGCCAAACGAAGAGTTAGCCAGGGTACGCGTTTTGACGCGTGCGGAAAAATTGATGCTCCAAGCTGGGGAAGTTTTGGCGTATTACTTAGAAACCCGTCGATCCATTGACGCGATAGTGGGGCAACGATGACACACGAACAACTTCGATTTGATTGGGGTGAATCCGCCGAGGTCGAACGCGCAGCCGAAACGGCGATCAGGGCCCAGCGTGCCAAAGCATTCGAAGCCGCAGCCGTCGCGATTGGTGCACGACCTGGGGAGATCCTCCATCGCGTAGCCGGAACCCTAGCCGTCTTCGTCGATTCGCCAAGCCAACGCGCCAAGGGGTTGACCGGGTTGCGTTGGTCGGGCACCTGGGCCGAGCTGGCCGAGCGGTGTGAATGCAATGCCGAGAGCGTTGGCCGAGCCGTGCGACGTCTTCGAGCCGCCGGGTTGGTCGAAACGGAACTGCTTGTCGACGATCGCAACCTAGTTGTGGGCGTCGTCGTCGAGCTCCAAATGCGAGCCGTCCAAGTCGTCGAAGCCATGGCCACCCCGTTGGCTACTAGCCCCGGCGCTGGCCCCGGCGCTGGCCCCGGCGCTGGCCCCGGCGCTGGCCCCGGCGCTGGCCCCGGCGCTGGCCCCGGCGCGAAACGGCCATACTATAGCTCCGTCTTTTCCGTTAATCCGAATAGTCCGCCACCCCGAGAGGCGGCGGCGGAAAATTTGAAATTGGAAACCCAAAAGACGACGGACCCTTGGGAAGAAGTTCGCGAAGCGCTCGAGGGTGCCGGTGTGTCCCGCAGCCATGCCGCGATCCTGGCCGCCAAGGATGCCCGTTACAGCCCCGCAGACGTGTTGGAGATCCTCGGGCAGTTTCAAACCCATCGTTCGTTATTCGACGGGCCAGGGGCGTTGGTGGATCGAATACGGGCCGGTGCTTGGTGCGTCGAGTTGCCAAACCCCCAAACCGAGACACGCAGAGCCGTCGCCGTCGAGGCAGCCCAGCGGCAGCGACAGTTCGAAGCAGTACGCGGCCAAATCGTTTTGGACGCACGACGGCGCGGCGAAACAATCTCAGACAGCCAGGCCGACGCCATGGCAGCCGCCGCAATGGATCGATTTTTCCAGAAGCAGAAGGTGCAAACATGAATTCGTTTTCGTATTGGGTAGCGTGCTATTTCAGTTTCTGCACTGGCCTAGCCGTCGGCGTTGGCGTCTTGGTTTCAATCTTGACTATCGGATCGAAGATTTTCGGAAAGGCCCGTGAAGATGAAAGTGATCAATAGTCAACGCATGTCAACACACGTTCAGGTGTGTGGTTGGTTGGCCATGATGTTGCTCGGTGGAGTTTCCATTGAGCGTTGGGCAACGAGGATTCCGCCCGAGCCACCGGACCAACTGGCCGAGAGCGCCGACGACATGACGTTCGGTTCGAGGTCTCCCGATTGGCCTCGGGTGCGAGCTGCGGTACTGAGGCACAACCCGACTTGTGCGGCGTGTGGATCCGTAGAGGAAATGAACGTCCACCACATCGTGCCCTATCACGAAAACCCAGGCCTGGAGTTGGTGACCGAAAACCTAATTCCGCTTTGCCGAACCCACCATTTTTTTATTGGGCACGACCCCGACGGCCCAGAGGGCCCTAAAAAACCGGACTGGAAAAAGTCCAATCCGTTCGTCAGGCGTGACGCCGCAAGGCATTTAAGAAAGGTCAAGCGTTGAGATTGTGAGCGTGCCAAAGAAACACATGACCCTTGCGCTGAAGCGATTGGACGAAGCTACTCAACAGGCGATCGGTCGATCAAGTTTGACCGCCCCGCAACTGGCCAAGCAGTATGGGGTCAGCGTGTCGACCGTGAAGCGGTGCCGAGAGCGATACCCTACACGCAGGGCCGAATACGCCAAGCGACTTAAAGACCCTCGAAAATGTAAAGGGTGTGGATACAAGATCGACACCAACAACTGTTTGATTTGTGCAGCACGAAGGATTCAAAGCAATGCCTAAAGTTACCGAACAAATGTACCGTGATGAAGTACAAAAGTACGCGATGAATTTTAGCCAATGGATAACTGCAACATCAAACTATCCAGTCAGGCCAGTCGACGACGAACCCAACCCAAAGCCCGAAACCTACATTCTTTGTTTTCCAAACGGAAACATGGCAGCGATTCGGCGTGAGGCCTTTATTGAGGCCGTCGGGCAAGTAATCGCAAGGCAAGATGAAATCGCGGCGAACCATAGAAAGTTTTTTGAGAACCTATAGAAATGAAAAATGCAATCGTCGAAAGGCCAATCCTTTTTTCCGGCCCCATGGTCAGGGCCATTTTGGAAGGTCGAAAGACCGAAACACGGAGGATCGTAAGTCCTCAGCCACCGCGTTGCATCGACAGTTTGCACGGCAACGAACTGCGCAAACGTGCCCCCTATGAAATCCAAGACGCCGACGGGAACAATTGCGGATGGGGGTTTCAGGACGAAGAGAACAACTACAAGTGCCGCTTCGGCACGACCGGCGAACGTTTGTGGGTGCGTGAAAAATGTTGGTCCGATGGTTGCTATGTTTACTACCCAGCAGACTGCGGGCACAAATCATTTGTGGTCAGCGACGAATCCAACGGTCGATTGGAGCAAATGAAGGGTTATGCAGGCGGATTTCGCCGCATGGTTCCAGCGATCCACATGCCAAGATGGGCTTGCCGCATCGTTCTGGAAATTGAGAACATTCGCCTCGAGCGATTGCACGAAATCACCAACGCCGACTGTGTGGCGGAGGGAATCCAACCATTGGGCCCGGAACGCGTCACTGAACGGACAAGCAGCGGTTTTGAGCAACTTCCAGTCCCAATACACATGCAAGCTGGCAAGTTCGACAACCGTTATTCAACAGTGAGAGGGTTGTTTGCTGGTATCTGGCAACAGATTCACGGTGTAGAGTCGTGGATTGCCAACCCATGGGTGTGGGTGATTCAATTTCGAAAGATCGAGGAAAAGTAAATGACCGACAAACCATTGAAGGTTGTGAGATACAAAGAACTCAAATTGGAAAGCATGCTGGGGCGGTGTGCCACTTGCCAATTTTGGATCGACGCCGAAGCCATGGAACACGTTCCACCAGTTCGCGATCAGGCACAGTACAACGTCTATTCCCGAGAATGCTGGGCCGAGAATCCAAACACGGTAGCGGCGGATCGACGCGTGAAAACTGGCCCATTTGATCTATGCCGCCACTGGGAATTGAAGCGGTTGCCAGCCCAAGCGACAAAACCCGGCCAGCCGAGCGACACCGAGCCGACCGAATAGGACAGCGGCAGCCGTGGCCGTAGACTCGGAACCATGGCCACTCTAGCAGACCTCCAGACGAAAACCGATCAAGCGATCGCCGCGTTAGAGGCGGGTAACTACCAAACCGCCTCGACGCTGGCCCAATCCGCGTTGTTGATCATTGCGACCACGCCCGATACCCAATTCGATGGCGGTGACCAGATCCGTTTTGATCGAGTCGGGGCGACGATGGCGCTCAAACAGATTGTCCAGACGTGCAGCAAGCGACAATGGGCCAAGGGCGGCCAAGACCTTCCGATCGAATACCGCAGGGGATAGCATGGCCGACCAATTACCGTGGGGCGTCTGGGACGTATCGGCAGCCGCCCCCGAGCGAAAAACCAAACGACACTGGGAAGGTGCTCAAACCGATCGGTTGAACCAAGCCCATTGGCAAAATGCCAGCGACAACACCGCCATCGAGTTTGCTGTCGACCTGCCCGAGCTCCAACGCCGAGTGCGGCACGAATCGATCAACAATTCGATTCTCGATTCAGCGATCGAAACGCAAGACACCAACGTGGTCAGCGCCCGAGGCCCAACGCTCGAGGTTTTGACCGCCGACCATGCGTTCAACGAAGAGGTTGAAGCACTGGTAAAAGAATGGGCCAAGGAGTGCGAGTTTCAGGACAACTTGTCATTGGTCGATTTGCTCGATGGATGGGTCGCCCAGTTTATGATTTACGGGGAAATCCTTTCCCGAGAAATCATTGGCAACAGTGTCGCAAGCTACAAAATCCTAGACATTGGCCCCGAAGCCTTGGACACCACCAAGGTTTCCAAGAACGTACACAGTGGCGTCGAAACCGACGACGATGGCCGCGTGATCAATTTTCACCTCTATGACCCGGCCAACCCAATGTCGAAGCAGACATTGCCCGCCGAGTTGGTTCTCCACTGCTACCGTCGCCGGTTCGCGTTCCAAAGGCGGGGTTTCTCGGGGTTTGCGAGCGTCCTCCAACCCGCCGCCGATTTGAGGGACTACGACGACCAGGTGCAAGACGCGGCCCGAGCCGCAGCCGACCACGCGGTGTTTTTCTACACGGACCACCCCGACGCGGAATACATGGAGCCGAGGGAAAAGAACTTGCCAGTTCGGCGACGCGTCCAAAAGTACATTTCTCCTGGGTGGAAGCCTGGCAGCGTGGCAGCGAACCAACCCGCAGCGACCTACAAAGAGTTCCGCAAGGAAAAACAAACCGACATCGGCAACGTCTTTGAAATGCCTTGGATGATTCTGCGAAAAGACGCATCGAATCATAACATGAGTTCGGCACGGTTCGATGGTAGCCGATACGCCAAAGCCGTCGAACGAATTCAAGCCAAGATCGAGCGACGTTTTTTGACTCCGATGATCCGCCGATTGATCCGGATCGCCCAGTACACGGGAGTGTTGGGACCAACCCCCAGAGTCACGAAGTTTGAAAAATTGGCCTTCGAATTTCCCAACGTCAATTTGCCAATGGCGTGGACCTGGCCCAAGCCTCCCCCGGTCGACTCTCTTAAGGATGCGATGGCCGAACGCATCAAAATCGAGAACGGCACCCTGGCACTTTCCGAGGCAATCGCCGCCGACGGCCGCCGACCCGAGGAAACGATTCGAATTCGCTCGAAAGACAACGAAGCGTTGCAGGCAGCCGGGTTGCCTGTTGTTTGGGGTACTGTGCCGAGCAAGTTCACACCCGAGCAAATCGCCGCGTTAAATGCACTCGCAGAACCGATCGACGCAAACCCAGCAACTCCAGCACTAGACACCGAAACCGAATTGGAGGCATCCTAGAGTGGCAATCAAGACCGCACGCCGACGCAACAGTCGATCGACCGTCAGAGTGGCCCGCCGATCGACGGCACCCAAGGCCCCTGGGAGTCTGAACACCGAGGCCAGAACCGTTCGGGCCGTGATCGCCACCGATGCCCCCGTGCCGATCTACGACGACATGGGAAACGGGGAGTATGGCTACATCGATGAAGTTCTACTGCCCTCGGGGATGGTCGAACCTCCCAAGATGCCATTGCGATTGGACCACGACGTTTACCAATCGCGGGGTGTGATTGGCCGCGTATTTGATTTCGAGGTTGGGGCCAGCGAAATTTCGGCGACGTTGAAATTCAGTGCCGCATCCGACGTCGAAATGATTTGGCAACGCGTCGCCGAAGGTCACCTCGATTCTGTTTCGATCGGTGCAACGTATCGAATGCGAGACACCACGACATTGCAGCCCGGCCAAACAGGTCGGTTTGGTGGTCAGAAATACACCGCCACCGACAAACCAATGCGAATCGTCCAAAAGTGGAACGGAATCGAGACCAGTGTGGTGGCCGAGGGTGCCGACCCGCGAGCCGTGATTCGCTCAAAGATTAGGACAGCGCGGAACGGTCAGCAAGAATTTGCGAAACCCGGCAAAGGTGCGGATCTACCACGGAGCGACAAGATGACCAAGAAACTGAAACCACGCGGGCAAGTTGCCCGTACCAAGGGCCCAGCCTCTACCGGTGGGAACACGCAACGCCGAGCCGCACGTCAAGCCGTGCGAGCCGTAGTTGCCACGAACAACGTCGACGGATCGGACGATGACGACGACGACATCGACGACACCGACGCCGAGCGATCGCCACGCCGACGTCGCACGACGCAAACCACGCAACCCCGCGAAGCAGTGCGGGATGCGTTGGCCGCAGCCGATCGCCGAGCCACAGCCGCAGCCGGGAGCTCGGCCACGCCGGACCAAATCCAGGCCGCCCGCCTCGAGGAACGCACCCGAGTGGGGCGGATCCGCGAACTTGGCCAAGGGCATCCGGAAGAGTTTGTCAGCCGAGCCATTAACGACGGTTTGACCATCGAGCAATTTGGCTTGGCCGCCCTCGAGCGATTGCGAGGCCAATCCGCAGGCCATCGAACGAGCCAAAGCGGCGACGGGGTAAACCGAGCTCCAGCCGTCCACAGCGTCCGTGGAGCGAGCGTTCAAGGCCTCCAGGCCGCCGTGCTTATGCGTGCGGGATTTAGCCTCCAAAACCCGAGGCTTGGAACGGAATCCGCCCGGGTTCTTCTCGAGAGAGCCGGTTGCGGTTGGCTTGCTGATTTCAATTCTGAGATCGGCAGCGAAGGCAACAGCGAGCTCGAAAGATACCTGGACGTCGGACGTCGGTTCTCTTCCGACAGTGCGGCCAGAACTTGCGAACGCATCCTCGATTTGAAAGGCAAGCGACACCACGACGACGTCGAAGAAATCGTGACGCGAGCTTTTTCGAGTCCTTATTTGCCCCGCGTCTTCGGTGCATTGGTTTCCGTTGGCTTGATCCAGGGGTACACCGAGTTCGCGGACTCGACCATTGGTTGGACCACCGAAGCCGATTGGGCCGACTTCCGCTTGAACCAACCCATTGGTCTCGATGCGACCCAAGGGTTGACGCGTCATACCCGTGGAACCACGGCCAAAGACGTGGACTTCGCAGATTTCGGCGAAGCCTACGCGGTGTCTCGATACACCGGACGTTTCGCCCTGGATGAAATGGACATCATCGACGATACGGTTGGTGCCAACCAGGTCATGCCACGTCAGATGGGTGACATGGCCGCCCGACTTCGTCCCGATTTGGTTGTGGCCGTGCTACAGGCCAACGCAAATTTGGGCGACGGTGTACCGTTGTTCCATGCAAGCCGCGGAAACCTGGTGACTGGCAACGCGTTGTCCCTCGACAACCTGTCCAACGCTGAATCGGCGATGGCGGCCCAGACCGTCAAAAACAAATCGGGAGTTCCACGACCGATGAACATGACCGCTGGGTTTTTGATTGTGCCACGCAAGTTGCGACCCTTGGGCAAGCAGATCGTGAATTCGACGAACGTGGTTCATGGGAACGCAACGCAAACGGGCAACGTCAATCCTCATGCAGGCGAATACCAACTGCGATCCGATGCACGTTACGACGTCGGTGTGATCGATCCGCGAACCAACACCAAGTTGAGCGGAAGCAATTCCACCTGGTACATCGCCGAGCAATCGGGGACTCAAGCCGTCCAAGTAGGTTTCCGCCGTGGTACTGGGCGTATGCCGAGCTTCCGCGTCCGACCTCTTACCGGTGCTGGGGAGTTCGGTCTCGGATGGGACATCGCCCACGACGTCGGTGTTGGTGTTCTCAAGGCAGCCGCCTTGGTTTCCTGTCGAGCCTAAACCAATCCGTTGTGACGCCGCGGTGTGGTACCTCCAGACCCATGCCGCGGCGTTTTCTACGGTTCACAAAATCACATGTTTTCAGGTAGCGAGTTTTGATCATGAACAGTTTGATTCGGGATTTGGGTGGGTTTCCAGGGCGTGAAGAATTCACCGCCATTGCAGCGGGGCGAACCGGCGACATTGTGTTCACTGGCAGCGGGAAGGCCGGGTTGGTTTGCGACACCTCCGACTATGCGATCGGTGATTCGGTTGCGATTACGACCGACGCGTTGGTGGAAATCGATTCGGCCAGCGCGACCACGTTTGCCGTAGGTGCGACCGTGAACTATGACGCGGCCAACAAACTAGCCGTAGCCAGCGGTACCGCTGGCACCTCGGCGATCGGCAAAGCCCAACGGGCCAAGATCGCCAACGAAACGTCGGTGTTGATTCGGTTGAACGGATAACCGAACCAACCCAAAGAGGACCAAGAATCGTACACGGCGGCGGGGAACTGCCGCCGTTTTTTTTTTCAGTGACTTAGCAACGGATAAACGGGGTAACAGATGCAATTTGAACTGCGAGCCAAGCACGCATTGGTGATGAATGGCCAAATGATAGCAGCGGGCGGGTTGGTGGCCTTGCTGACAACGGAACCAGGCGTGATGGTCGATAACCTTGCGTCCAGTCTGTATTTTGGCGACATCGCGGCGGTACCAACGGGCGAACTGTCCGAGGATACATCCGGAATCAAGCAAGTGCGCCGCGACCGCCGAACTAAGAAATCAACCGAGGCGACAAACGAACGGGCCGGAACCGATTCGAACGAAGGATCGGATCTGGATCCAGACGCATTGAACGCACAAGCCGACGACGACGAAGACATCAGCGATCAACCGGCAGGTGTCAAGGATTCCTTGGCACTTCAAAGCGACTCCGACACCGAAGCCGAGCTCGGAACCGACGTCGGAACCAGTTACCCAGGCTTGGAGGGTCTTTCGCCTCGGATCGCCAAGGCCCTCGGGGACGCTGGGTTGGTTGATCGAGAAAAGGTTGCCGCCCATCACAAGACCAACGGCGGGTTTGACCTCGAGGGAATTGGCCGGGCAGCCGAACGAAAAATCGTCGCTTGGATCGAGGGCTAGATCATGGTTTCCCGCCACGCCGCGAACGCAGCCACCGCAGCTATCAACCACCAAATTTGGTTTGGTGAAGATGGCGTGCGTTGGCGTGCGACTCCCACGTGCGCGTGGCAGGAAATCCCCAACGCGGTGGTTCACGGGGAGATAACCCGATACGTGACACGCGGAAATCCCGCCGTTCGATCGAAGGCGATCCAACGAACTGTTTTCGTCGAAGGCCTTCAAGTTCCGACGCTGGCCCAAATCCAGGTTGGTGGATGCAAACACACATACACGGTGGTTGAAACGCACGCAAAGGGAACCCGGTTGGGTTTGACTTGCCAGCGTGAGAACGTCACAGAAATCACGCGGCCCGATTATCGAAATCGGCCAGGAGGCCAATAACATGGGCGTCCTGTCCGCACCTGTTGAGGCCTTGGCCCGAATGTTCGCAGATTGCCGACCGTTCGCCGCATGGTTGGGCATTCCCTGGAACGCGACCGAAACGGCCAGGCGTATCTACGTCGACGGAATTGGACCCGAGGGAGACGCCGAGACGTTGACCGCCGAGCAATTGGCAGCCGTGCGGCCGTTCTGTCTTCTCTACCCCGATCAACGCGGATACCGATTCAAACTTGAGGCTATGCCCGCGTGCTACTCGGGCAACGGCCAGGTGGTAGCGGTTCTGTCTCGCAGCTACGACCCGACGAAAAGTCTCACCGATCATTGGAAGGAAGCCGCCGCAGCCGTAGAGAAGATTTTGAGCAACGATACGCCAAGCGAACCCGGGTTGATGGAAATGGCCAACACCGCTGGGTACTTAGCGTTCACTTCTCTCGAGGTAACGTTCCTGGGTCGGACACCACCCGAGAGCGTTTTAAGTTACGGCGACGCATACGACGTTCTATTGGTCTTTGAATACTAGGGGGCAACGATGGATTGCGATGAAATTGGACAGCCCCCCGCGCAGAAAGTCGCAACGATTTCCCGAGGCGACGATTTTGGAATCCTGTTTGCGTTCAAGTCCGGTGGCCAGGTGATAAACCTCACGGGATGGAGCTTTTCCGGGATCCTTCGAAAGACCGGCCAAGCCGACGTGGCAATGACCCCGACGCTTAACACAGCCGCCGGTACTGTCGTGTTCTCACTCACTGCCCAGCAAACCACCGCGATGGTTGGAGGTGCAAACGCCAACGACCTATCGGGCCGCTGGCAAATGATCATCCGTGGCACCGACAGCAACCAAAAGAGCCGCCGGTATTTGATGGCCATTGTGTACGTGTTGAACTAGGGGGAACCGATGGCAGCCGAAGAAATCGACATCACACCACCACCCCCAATCGTCGTTGAGCTGGCCGTCGGCTACGGTGCCCCAAATGGCGGCGGCGGTGGCGGCGGTGGAGGTACAGTAACCGTCAACGTCGGATCCACGACGACGGGAGCCCCAGGATCCTCGGCCAGCGTGACCAATACCGGAACCTCGCAAGCCGTGGTTTTGGCCTTCGTGATTCCTCGAGGGGACACCGGGGCGACTGGCCCACAGGGCCCAGCGGGTGCGACGGGATCCATTGGAGCGACTGGCCCCCAGGGACCAACAGGCCCGACCGGGCCGACAGGTGCAGCCGGGGCCGCGGGATCCGCCGCCACCATAACCGTGGGCACCGTATCGACCGGGGCCGCTGGTTCTAGCGCGACAATCACCAACATTGGCACCTCGAGCGCCGCCGTTTTCAACTTCGCGATTCCTCGGGGAGACACCGGGGCGACCGGTCCTGCAGGCGCTACAGGACCACAAGGCCCAGCGGGTGCTACCGGTCCTGCAGGCGCGACAGGACCACAAGGCCCAGCGGGTGCGACGGGTGCGACGGGAGCTACTGGGGCGACTGGTCCACAGGGCCCGACTGGTGCCGCAGGACCCAACAGCGTATCGAGCTCCACCACGACGACGTTAAACGGTTTGTTGGCCGGGGACGGGGCGTTGGTAAGCGTTGCGAGCATTGGGGCGGGGCTAGTGTTCGCGAACGGGCAGTTGTCGACCTCGGGCGTTGTGTTGACCACCACCGCCCAGAGCGTCGCAGGCGTCAAGACTTTTACCGATGCGTTGGATTTGGCCCCCGAGGCATTGGCAGACGCGGCCACCATTGCCGTCGATGCCGCAGCGGCGAACAAATTCGACATCACTCTCGGTGGTAACCGAACCATTGCAAACCCGACAAATCCCATGGATGGACGCGTGATCATTTTCCGGTTGCGTCAAGATGCCAACGGTTCGCGTGTGGTGAACTGGGGAAGTGACTACCGCTTCCGAGGCGACCTTGCAGCCGCCAACGTGACGTTGAGCACATCGCCCACAGTCGTCGACCGAGTTGCGTTTGAATACGTCGCAGCCGATTCCAAATGGGATTGTATTTCCTTCATCAAAGGCAGTTAGAAAAGTGGAAACCGCGAAGTTAAAACAATTGATTGCCAACGACGTAGAAGCGACAGAGCATTACAACGCCAACCGGTTTACCGAATGCGCAAATCGTGTGATGGCGATCGCAGAGCCATTGCCCCAGTTCTGTCCCTTGTCGAGGCTCGGAGTTCTGGAGCTTCACGCACTGACCCCGCACCACGGTGCAAGTCTATTGGCCAAACTGGACGCCGCCGCCCAAATCAATCCGATCATTTCCGAGGTTGTCCGATTCATGGGCCCGGGCAACCAAGGCAGCTACCCAGATTTTGGACTAGAAGCAATCCGGGAACAGTTAATCACGCCAACAGAACATGGCGGCGTTGGTGCCACTCCCCTCGAGGCGGGTCCAATTTTTTCCGCAGGGATCCGCCCCGACCTAACCGACCACGTCCAAATCCACCAGTTGAAGGAACGCGAACAATGGCAACCGACATAAGGCGAAAGCTTGGCGAATTTGAAACCGTCATTGCTGGACAAACTCTAGCAAGCAGCGGAACACTGGCCCCTGCTTTAGTCGATTTACGCAACGCCGACAGTGCCGTTTTCTACACACTGATCGGTCGGCGTAACAACGTAGCACCGACCGCAGAATTGCGAGTGAGTCTACGCCGAACCCTGGACGACACTCAGGCGATTCCATCACGACAATTCGACGTTACAAACCAAGCTCCAACGATTGCCGCTGTTCAAACAACGACAACCCAGGCCCAAGCAATTGGTGATGCTTCAATCGTTGTGTCGAGCGCTGCGGGATTTGCCGCAGGGGATGTTATTTGCATTTCCGCCGCAGCGGGTGGAACTGGTACGCACCAATGGGCGGATGTTCTTTCCGTCAGCGGCACGACGATCAATCTGGTGGAGCCGATTAAGGCAGCGGTGGCAAGCGGTGACCGCGTCGCTAATCTTGGCACGTGTGTGGCTCAGGTGGTCGAAGGGGGTGACCAAATTCGCGTTCGCGTGCGAAACGGAACAGGGCAAGAAATGGCCGTTGCCGTTTTCGTTGAAATCCGCAAGGGTTTCGAGGTGCCCTAGTGAAACTGTACCCGAAGCGTGGATTTGAATTTGCCGCAGATGGTAACAGTGGTTTGTGGTGCCCCAGCTTAACTGGTGGCACTGGGTATCAAGTTTTTGATTCTAACTTTGGAACCGTCAATACAGGGACAGCGACTGGATACACAGACGCAGGATCGCCTTGGATCAGAAACGAACAAGGCAACAGTCTAGATTTTAATGGGGCAAGCAATCATGTTGTGATTGACAATTCCCGATCGCTAAACTTTTCCGCAAGCATGAGTTTAGCATTCTGGGTGAAAACAGGAGCCAACGTTTCTTCCTTGAGTATGCTAGCTGCAAAGGCGATAGTTTCCCCCGCGCAGATTTCGTATCGTGTTTGGATTCAAACATCCCGTCTTAATTTTCAAATCTCGCGCACCGGCAGTGGTGAATTCGGGCAGAGGCAGAGCTCGATTCTAAATCCAAATACCACTTATTTTTTTGCGGTGCGGTTTCAGGGGTCAAGGGTGCAGGACATTTTTTTAAATGGAGTCCTCGATAACGCAGCATTTTTGGGCACAATAAGACCTTCATGTTTTGTTGGGCAGACACCTCTAATTATTGGTGCGCAGGCGGAGACATCGAGCACGATAAGCGCCCCGTTTCTTGGGCAAATGGCAGAGGTATGCACCTGGAATCGAGCACTGACGGTGGGCGAGATAAGAACACTCTACGAGGCCGGGCCAGGCGGAGCTTGGCAGCTCGAGCCGGTTCGTCGTGTATCGTATTTCGCACAGACCTTGCCGTTACCAGTACGCCGACGTTCTAGCCGATTCCTAACGTTCCCAGGGTGATGAATGGAAATCCGAGCGATCAAAATCCGAGAACGTGGCAACGTGCCTAGGTCGATGGCCAAGCAACACCGCCAGGCTTCGCGCGAGGCTTACCAACGGATCGCCGAGGAACATCACCGCGAGAACACCCCCAAACGGTTCACGGTCGAACACGGCCAGGCAGCCGGGTATCAAAAGCGAAGCGGTGAGGCCTTGGCATTTGGGACCAAAGCTTTTTGGGGGTCGTACACTGGCCGAAAGTTGCGGAAGTACGGCCACATGTTGCCCTTGGTTTTCACCGGGGAAACAAGAAATCGGGCCCGAATGGCCACCATCGTGGTGACGACCAATCGCGGGCAGCTCCGCTATCAGGTCAACGCGCTGAACTTCAACCCCTGGACTCGGGACGAATTCACCCGGTTGACGACAGCCGAAGTGGATTCCTTGGGACAGATCTGGGAATCAGTCTACAACAGGGTTTTGGACAAAGATCTGGACCAGGGAATGCGGTTCGTTTAACGACACACAGGGATTTTGACATGTCATACAAAGCCACAGCGTTGAAACTTGGGAACAATTGGATCGGTGGCATCGTTTCCGCCGCGTTCGCATCCACTGCGCAAATGCAGACCGCACCGACCGCCGGAAGCTTTTACCCACTCCAAACGTCGATCCAAGAAATCAAAACGGGGTTTCGGTTCACCTCGCACAACGTTGCATCCGCCTTGGGTGTGCTGGGTTTCTTGGGAATTCCCCTTTCGGCCCAAGTACCCGCCGAGCTGTTTGAAATCCTCTACAACGACGACGGGTTCATCGCCGCCGGAACAGCCCATCGAAAGGTTGCGTTCACCACGGGAAGAGCGATTTGGCGAAATCTCCAATGCAGCAACCGCCAAGATGCCCAAATTGAAATCGAGGTTTTTGGACTCAGTCCCGATGGGGTTCTCAACCCAGCGACTTTTTCCGAGGGCGTAGCAGCTCCCGCAGCCATCGACGACGCACGCCACACAATCGCATCGGCACAACTTGGCGGAATCGCCATGGGTTGCGTCACTGACATTCGGTTGGAATCGGGTTTGGAAATTACTTCTGAGGGGTGCAAGTCGGACGTTTTCGATACTCGCATGGGTGTCAATTCGGTGGTACCGAAAATCCAGGTAACCACACTCGCATCCAATTTGGTCGGATCCGCCGCTGGAAAGATCAACTTGCCTGGGATCGCCGCGACGCACGCCAACACCTCGATTCGATTTCGAAAACGGATCAACAAAACCGGCACTTTTGTGCCCGATGCGACCGCCGAACACATCGTCATCACCTCCGACGGTATGGTCGTGCCGATTCAACCGTTTCAGGCACAAAATCAGGCCGACGGAAACACGCAGTTTGAACTCACCGCAGCGTTCGACGGCACTAACACCCCATTCCTTATCAACGCAGCCTCTGCGATCTAAACCATGGCCGACGAAAAGAAAACACCCTCAAAGACTCAGACTCAGACCCGCGCAGAGTTGGCCCAAAAGATCGCCAACGCTACCGGATTTGGGCCGCGATACATCGCCGACCAATTGAATCAGGCCGACGCATGGGAAGCCGCCGAGAAGCTGGCCGAGGTGCAAAAGTTCGAAGCAATTTGCGAGTTATGGAACCCGCAAAACAAAGCGGTTTAACCGCATCACAATCACAACGGAACCCAATTCATGTTCATTTATTTCACGCCGCGCGTGGACGGTACGCCGTTCAGCGTGCCGGCGCATCTAAACTACGCAACCGACCGTGGTGCCAGTTTCCAAACTCGGGAAGTGTTAGCCGGACCCGAAGGAAGTGGCCCCGGTTGGTTGTGTCGTTTCTCAAGCGTTGCCGGGGTGTATGACACTCGGGATTTGAAACTCGACCCCAAAGCACAATCCTGGGCCAGAGTCTGGAATCCAGACGGGCCGCAGGGTTGTTGGGTGGGTCGATGGAACGACGACAAGTTAAACCCGTCGATTCTCGAGCGCCCCAAGTTGCTTGACTCGCACCGCGTCACGTTAGCCGACGGATCCGTCTGGAATGCAGCGATCGCTCGAGGGTTCGACGTCGAGTCCGAGCGCTACTACACTCCCCTGCCCCACACTTTGGCCTTCGATGGTGCGACGGGCAAATGGCGACCCGCTAGCGTTGCTCGGGAGTATCGAAAGTTCCTTGACTTGGCCCATGCCTATGCCGACGCCCACGCCGCAGCCGTGGCCGAGGAACGGCCGTCATTCGAATTTCCCGAAATCGACCACCTGGCCATCGCCGCGTTGACGGCGAACTATCGCGTCAGTCACGCCGAGCTCGGTCTCTTCGAGGACGTGTACACCGTAACAGCCCGCGATGCGTTGGTGCATTGTGCGTTGGATTTCCCAACGATAAAAAAGTGGGTTGAAAAAAAAACAGAACTGGCCGCCGCTGGGGCAGGTACCTAGTTTGGCGGGCCGCGATGGATCGAGGCCAACGCCCCAGGGTGGACGGTAGTTACGCCGACTTCCACGCTTGGCAGATGGGTTGGTGAGTTTAGGACAGTACCTTTAATTCCATAAAATGAAGCCATGAAAAGCCCTCCCGTCTATCTTCCACCGGATTTGGTTTCCGACGTTGGCACCTTTGCGACGCCGGGCGACCTATGGCACATTCCGAAAGCCACGTTCGAACCGATTTGGAAACGTGGCATCACGGGAAAGGGCATCCGCGTGGCGGTTCTCGACACGGGGATGAACTCCCACGACCTCCTTCCCGAACCAGTAGAGGCGCGATCATTTATCCAGGGTGAAAGCTGGAGAGATGGCAATGGACACGGGACACATTGCAGTGGAACGGTCCTAGGTAGAGAGGGCATAGGACTGGCCCCGGAAGCGGATCTGCTGGTCGGGAAGGTTTTGTCCAATCGCGGCAGCGGATCTTCCGAAGGAATCACAAAAGGCATCCGCTGGGCCGTCGACAATGGAGCCGACGTCATTTCCATGTCGCTCGGATCCGACAGCCCTTACGAGCCGACGCGTCAGGCTCTCGAGTACGCAGGGTCCAAGGGTGTTATCGTCGTTTCTGCCGCAGGGAACTCAGGTTTCGATAGCCGAAGAAATACCATTGGCTACCCAGCACGGTACCGAGAAGGCCTTTGTGTCGGTGCCTATCGAAAAGACGGCCAGCGATCCTCATTCAGTTCGGTTGGCCGAGAAATGGACGTTTGTTGCCCTGGGCAGGACATCATTTCGTGTTCAACCAATAACGGATTTCGCGGTATGTCTGGCACATCGATGGCTTGCCCTTGGTTTTCTGCTTTGTGCGCCCTGATCAAACAGGTGATGCGAAAAGAAGGTCACGCAGATTTCACAAGCGTGGAAGCTGTGAGAAAGTTTTTTGGACAGTACACGGACGATAAGGGCGAACCGGGACACGATCCGTTTTTTGGAATGGGAATTCCACAAACGGAAAAGATCATTGCCGCGCTCGTCAACGATCAACTCAGTTTTGTTTGAGCTTGCGGAGTGTCCGTGAGCCGTTTTTTAGGTGTTTTTTAAAGAGGTTTGATTATGGCTAATATTTTGGCGGGTTCAAGTGTGGACGAACTTTGCGATGCTTTGGAAACAAAGCTGAGTGAAAATGAAATTGATGAAGTTTGCGTTTCTCAAAGTGCTCCTACTGTTGGAACGAAGGGATGGGAAGAACTCATTCCCCTGGTTCTTCAGCTTCTGAAGATCATCCGCGAGAACCGCAAGAAACCCGCTCCCGCTCCTGCTCCTGCTCCCTGAGTAGGTTGAGAGATACGTATAGCGATTTCGTTTACGTGACTTAGACCACATCACAAAACCAAGGTTAGACCATGCGAACACTGATTGCCATTTTGTTGCTTACGATTCCAGCTTTCTCGCAGGAGTTGAAAGCGTCGATCAAAGGACCGGCAACGGCGCTCGCTGGCACCTTGGTTTTTCTGTCCCATGAAGATGCGACCGGCGACAACAAGGTTTGGATTATTCCCGAGGCATTAAAATCCGCCTCGGCATCGTGCGGTTCAAACATCTTTTTTTCCATCCCGACTCCAGGCAAATACCAGTTCGGTTTGATCGTAGCGAACAAGCAAGCCGAGATTGCGTACAGTTGGCACGAAATCATTGTCACCGGGACCGTGATAGCCCCAGTGCCGACGCCGACGCCGACCCCTCCAACAACACCCGGCCCGAATCCACCACCGAATCCGATTCCACCGAGCCCAGGGAATCCGCCTCCCTCCCTAGAATCGATTCGCCTAACCTCCCGCGCTGCAGTTGACACACTCCAAGACGCGGCCACAACTTCGTTGCTGGCTAGCTCGCTGATTAACCTTTTGCCGAAACTGCCCTCGGATTTGCCGGATGCGAAAGGGCTCGTAGAAAGCACGATTGAAAGGTGTTTCGAAATGCGTGATCCCACAAGCCGAAAAAAGCACTGGCTCGAAGTCTGGAGGATGCCGATTGACCAAGTGATTGGCGAGGCAAACCCGCGCACCGTTGAAGAGTACAAGGAATGTTTGAAGGCAGTCATTCGCGGATTGTGCGTGAATGGCAAATGTCCCAACCCATAACTTCGCAGGACGCTGAGAAATGAAAAACGTTTTCGTGTTGGCCCAAGACATTGCCCCTACTCATTTTGCCTACTGGTTCAACCAGGGTTTCGCTGTGCTTGTGGTCATAGCCTTGGGTTGGGCGGTTTACGGATGGATTAGATGGGCCGGTGTAAATCTTCTCGTGCCTCTCAAGGATGCAGGCGTCGATCATTTGAAGCAAACCACAACGACCATGAAGTCGTTGCAAGTGACATTGGCCGACCAACACACGACAGTTCGCGAAATCAAAGATACTCTCGGGAATCTCCAAACGGGACTCACTGAGATTGCAAGCGACGTCGACATCCTCAAAAAGCGACAAGCCTAAAGTGTGGATGCCAAAACGGAACTGGCCGGGTTGGCCGCTAGAAAAAAAGAAATCGAGGGCGGTAAGCTAACCGCCCGAGAATCCGCAGCACTTACCAAGTGGCAACGGGAATCGATTGCCGAGGTTCGCACCCAGTTGTTGCGGGAAATCCCCAAAGGCGTCTATTGCGAAATGGCAGGCCGCCAACAAAAGGTGGTCGACGAATTTGGGTCACGGTATGACATACCCGTCGACGTGCCGACGATCAATTTATTCGCGGTGATCAAAGATCTACACACCCGAGTCTCCGAGCTGGCCGCAGCCGCCCGGCCCAACCTCGATGCCGACGAAGAGGAATTGGTAAAGGAAAAACTGAGGCAGGAAATCGGGAAGCTCCAACGGCAATCCGCCGCACTGCAAATCGACCTCGATCGAAACATGGACAAGCTTCTCAACAAAGCCGACGTCCAAGCTGGCCTCGATTGGTTGGCGTCTCGATTGCGAGCCATGGGCACGCAGCTCCACCGCAGCGTCGGCCAAGCCGGTGTTGATACGGTCAACGAATTCTTGGACGCCCTGGCCGCCGAGGTCGAGGGCGGAGCGTTGCGGTTCTAACCTTGGCAACGGAAATCCAAAGCGACGACGGATTGGTCCTACTCAGGCCAGCGGATTTCGGCCCTATGATCGCCGCCGCGATCCGTGCGGGGCGTGGAGCTCCACCGCGCACGTTTACCCAGTGGCTTGAGACCGAAGTGTACTTGCCCGCCGACGGTGGCCCTTACTCGGGCCGTCGTTTTCGATTCGAGTACCAGCCGATCGCACGATTGTGGGCCCGAGAAATCGATTCCGGAAACTGGAACGAATTCGTCTACACCGGCCCGAGCCAATCGGGCAAATCGTTTCTGGGCTACGTATGCCCGTTTCTGTACCACATGACCGAACTGGGTGAATCGATTGGGTTTGGCGTCCCGATGGAAGAAATGGCGGGGGACAAATGGCAAGCCGACATCAAGCCCGTGCTTGAAAGTTCGCATCGTTTGAAACGCATGTTGCCGCGTTCGGGTCCAGGATCCGCAGGGGGCACAATTCGCGATCGAGTGGTATTTTCCAACGGGGCGGTGGCAAAGATCCTCACCGCAGGTGGACGCGATGCAGCCAAAGCCGGTTACACCCTTCGGACCATTTTGGTAACCGAAGCCGCAGCGTTCAGCCGCATCTCAAGCAAATCGCCCGAAGCCGACCCGCTGGAGCAATTGCGAGCCCGTCAACGATCGATTCAATGGGCCGACCGTGCGACATACATCGAGGGTACCAACACAGTCCCCGAGGAACTCCCCGAGACATTGCGGCCGGTGTCGACTGACAGTCGGATCCTAAGCCCCTGCCCCCATTGCGGTGCATGGATTTGGCCTCAGCGGGACAGCCTAGTTGGATGGGAATCCGCACGCACCGAGGTTGAGGCAAGCGAATTGGCAACCTGGGTGTGCCCGGAGTGCGGGGAAGCAATCACGCCCGACGAACGCCGAGAAGCGTTGGCCGAGTCGGAGTTGGTCCACTCTGGCCAAACAATCGATCGACGCGGGAACGTCTCGGGGGATCCGCCTCGGACCCGCCGATTGTTCTTTAGATACGGGGCCTGGCACAACGCATTCTTGAACGCCGCCGACATCGCAGTCGATCTATGGGCCGCAGCTCAACACGAACCAGGCACGCGGACGCGAGACCTGGCAGAACGCAAGTTGTGCCAATTCGTGTTCGGTTTGCCCTACAAAGCCCCAGCGATTGAAGCCGGGGACGTCCTCGAGGAGGTCGACGTCGACGCACGCCGCGACGTGTTGCCCCGTGGTGTGGCCCATGCAGACACGATGCACGTCGTCGCCGGTGTGGACGTTGGGGAGCGAGTTTGCCACTGGGTGTTTCTCGGAGTTCGACCCAATGCACAATTGCACGTGGCCGACTATGGCACGGTTGACGTTGATAGGGCAGCCGGAACAAAGGCGGGACTGATCGCAGCGTTGGTCGAGTTGTTTGGGCATTTGGAATTTGGGATCGCCCGAGACATCGCCGTCCAACCAGGTACGGCCGTCGCCGGTGGGCGTCACAGTTGCCGATCGATTTACGTGGACTCGGGACACATGCCAGACGTCGTGTTCGATGCAGCCAAGACCTTCAATCTGAAATCAGGGCGGCCCGATTTCGTGCTTCCGGTGCTCGGCCGGGGCGAAACCGCCATGGTGAAACGTAGGTACAGTGCCCCCACAAAAACGGGGAACATGGTCCGAAAGATCGACCCCGAGGGCCGTTGGCACCTTTCCCGAGTTCGCCGGGCCAGGATCGATCAATTGACCCTCGATGCCGACGCCTTTAAGCGTCTTGCCGACGGCGGTTTTCGCGTGAGTGCAGGGAATCCTGGAGCAATCACCCTGTTTTCGGGCCCGGGATCCGTCCACAGAACATTCATCCGCCATTTGATCAACGAACAATTTGTTACTGAGGAATTGCCCGATCAGCCAACGAAAGCCCGTTGGGTGTGCACGGGGGCGAACCATTACAAGGATGCGTTGGCCTACGCGATTTGTGCCGCAACTAGGTTGGGTTGGGCACCTGGCAGCATTCTGCCCAAGTCTGCTAAAAAATGGGAAGATTGATCGGTTTTTCTTGCGTTTGAACGGGATTGAACGCTATTGCAAAAACTATAATTACCGCGTGTGTTTTTTCGTGTTTGCAATGGAGAGTGCGAACAATGACCAAAGCGCGACGACAATTGACGCCCAACGAAATTGCCGTGATTCAACGGTGCGAGGGTTCGCTCCGATCCGTGGCCCGTGTTCTGGGGGTCGGCAAATCGACCGTCGACTACCACCGGCAAAAGGTCTACGACGCGTGGGCCGCAGTCGAACCGGACACGCCGGACGAATGGGCTACCATCGATTTCAAGAACCTGAAAGAGCCGCGACGGTGCCCCAAACATGGTTTGGTGAACGTTTGGCCTTGCGTGATTTGTAGCAGCCAAGGGAAGTGAAAAACTAGATGGCCCAAACCATTGTTACCCTCTCGGGAGACGACGCCGAGCTCTACAAAGCGTTTCAACGCATCCTAGACCAACAGGCCAAAACCGATGCGGGGTACAAGAAGATCCGCAACAGCTCCAAGGAAGCCGCCGACGCAGCCAAAGCAGCCGCCAAAGAGCAAGCCGACGCAGAGCGTCACCGCCAACAGAAAATCGACAGTGCCATCACGTCGGTTACCAGCTTGGCAACCGCATACATCAGCGTCTCGAGCGCGGTAACCGCTTTGACTGCAGCGCATGAGATCCTGGTTTCAAATCAGGATAAAGCTTTGGGTAAAGCCAAAGAACTAGCAGCGGCCCAACAGGAAGCCGCCAAAAACTTGGCAGGCAAAACCCCTCAAGCTATTTCCGAGACCCTCCAAAAGACAGTGCCGGAGATTGCCAGAGAAACGCAGTTCTCTGACCTGGCCAAGCTCACTACCGCATTGGGATCCGCAGCGAGTATCGTTGGCGAAGAGCAAGCCAAAAGCGTAGTGACCGAATCGGCACGATTGACGCGGTTCACGCCGGACCAATTGCAGACTACAGCCACGGCCACAGCGGACATCATGGCCGCGACTGGTTTGGGCGATGCTAAAGAGGCTCTTGCACTATTGGCTAGCACGGGATCGGTGGCACGGCCCGAGGAATTGGCCAAGCTGGCCCAGGGAGCCGCCGCATCGGTCAACGCAGCGATCGCTCAAGCCCCGCAACAGGACAAAGTGGACGCGGCACGCGAGGGCGTCGCACTGTACGCGAAACTCTCCAAGGTCGACCCCTCGGGCCAGAGCGCCGCGACGGCGACGACTGATTTCATTCGTCAGATTTCCGCCGCCTTTGCCGATCCAAAAATCGTAAAAGAACGCACCGAACGAATCGAGACGTTGCGGTTGAGTCAGACCGATAACCAATTGGCCGTCGAGGCGGCGAAACTCAAGATCCAAGACACGGAACGCACCGCTGGGTTTTTTCAGCCGACCGACCAAACACCCGAAGCCAACACCGCACGATTGCGAGCCGAGCAAGCCAAGCAGGACTTGGCCCAAGCCGAGCTCAAGGCCCGTCGCGATGCCAAGGAACTCGATACCCTTTCCGTGATCCAACGCGTGACAACGGGGCAGGGTCCGAGCGATCCGAAACGGGAAGCATTGACAGCACAGTTGGAGGCATTGCGGAGTGAAGCTAGGCAAAAACTCCAGGAAAATAATCCCGCTTGGGCAGCCAAATCCCCAGAGGGAGTTAAGGCAATGGCGGAACGCCCCGACCTCAACATGAGCACGGAGCAATTCGGCGATGTCGTGACTCGGTTTCGGGAGGTTTTCAAAGAACTACAGCAAATGCCAGGCGGTGTTCAAGGTCCGCCGAAGGCATCCGTACCTATCACATTTGCCGAACGATTGGATGCAGTACGCGCCACTCCCGAGCTGCGAGCAAGCGTTTCGGAAGGCCTCACAGGGGAGGCAAAGTTCCGCCCGTTGTTCGCCGAGCTGCTTAATGCGAACAGCCAAATCTCTCAGGAACTAAAAACCGCCAACAGCACAATCACGACCGACGTTAAAGCGTTCGAGCAAGTCGCAGCGTCGACGGTCGAGACACCACAAGCCAGGGTGGTGGCCGCAGCAAATCAATTTGAAACCGCAAGGAACATCCAGCAATCATCCGACACAGAGGGCCAAGTCCGAGCGGCCGTTTCGGCGATCTTCCACGATGCGATGAGCTCCACGTCCGTGGACTATGTAAGCGGTACAAGTTCCGTCGCTGCTAGAGTTACGCAATACATGACGCGAAGCTCAGAGGATGCAGGCACTTTTGGTGGCTCAGAAATACGACAATTGCAAGAACGTATGGATTACTTACAAAACGTCGGGGCCGACCCAAAAACAGTTGAGACATCGGCAGCGGCAATCGAGGCAATCAACAAATTGTTGATACTCCCCGAGCGGTTAGAACTGATGCGGCAACAGGGGGAAGACACCAACAAATTCTTGGCTATGCAGTTGGAAGCGATGGCACTAACAAACCGAATACTGCAAACCACACAGGACGCACCGAACACACCAAACCAAAACAACTTGCGGGGCATGTTGATGGCCCCAGGAGCTAACGCAGGAGCCGCACCTTGAGCAATTCGATTGGCAGCCTGAGTTTTGACAATCTGATTGGCAATGTCGATTTGCCACAGATGCGACGTGAAGTCGAAAACAAATCCGGCGACGACGGTGTTTCAGTTTTCAACACGGGCCGACGTGGTAATGCGTTCGAACTCACTGGAGAATTCGCGTTCGCAACCTATGCCCTGGCACGCACGGCGGAAAACGTTTGGCGAAACACCTTTACTGCCGCGCCGGTGGATTTGACACTGGGGGCGATCAATTTCAGCAACACCAACATTCGTTTCATTGTGTTGGAGGTTGTCAGCTCCGAGATTAAGCCCATGCCTTTCTATCAATGCCCAAGAAACAACGTAAGGGTTGTCGTGAGCCCCGCGTTTGTGTTGCGTTGTACCTTTCGTTTACAACCCGTCGAGGTTTGACCGTGACAGCGTTTCCTTACCCGTTCCCGCAGCCGACGAACAATCTTTTGACCTTTGGGGATGCGATCGCCAACGACGTCTCGGTGGTGATCCACACTAAACAACGGTGGGCCGACAACTGGGCGATCGATGACAAGTTGGATCTACTTTCCGTTAGCTGGAACGCAGCCCCGAACATACCGACGGCGACGATTCGGTACCGTTATGGCCGAGCCGTCGAGCAAGGGTCCCTCATCGAGACGACGCGGACCAAAAAAACATGGTTGGGGCACTATGTCAAAATCGTGGTCACGTGTTCCGATGGCACTCGGATTTGGCATGGATTTGTCGACGACCTGGCCGACGAACAGGGGGGTATTGTTGCTCGAGAAGTGCCAGGCCAGCAAGTAGGCGATCCGCCGACGATCGTGAATGAAGCGACGGGAGTACAGACCCTAAGTTGTGTCGGCATGATCGCCGCACTGGACCGGGCACCAATCGAACGCACCTACCAAAAGGTAGGTGCCAACTTTGCGTTTGTCAGTGCGTTTGCAACCGAAACGGTTCGAGCCGGATGGGCAGCCCCACAATTCAACGTGTCCGACTCCAAGGCCGACGATTCACCTAACCGGTTTGGTGGAATCCAGATCGTAAAGAGCCGCACCGCAGCCAAAGAATCAGCACCAATCTTTGGATTGGCTAATCAACAGAGCCGACAGGTCTACCAGCATTCCTTCGCTGGGTTGTATGGGATCGCTCAGGCACAAGCATTGGACGCATGGCAATTGGGCGACGTGCTCGAGAATCTAGTCGCCTACAATCCGCCTCGTGTTGGAGTTGCGACAGAATTCAGCCCTTTGGCCGACGTACAAAACGGCGACGAAACGAAGACGCTCTTTGTGCCCGTGTGGATCTTCGACCACGACATTTTGACCCCGCCAAACACATCTACTCAATTTGCAGATTGGTTTCTCCCTCGGCTAGATTGCGATGGGTTGACCTTGAAAGGGGCCCTCGATCGACTGTTGGCACCGCAAAGCGGCCACGGTTATTGGGTGTGGGTAGACGAATCGGTTACCCCCCACCGAGTCATGGTTGAACCATTCACGACCATTACCACGGCGGCCACCATTCAGGACGAAACAGGGGCCAATCAAACATTTCCAGCCAACACTCGAGTTGTAAATTTGCAGACCGCCACAGACTCAGCAACGGCGGTGAGTGTTCAAACTAACGGTGCTCAACAGTACACCGCGTTGGTCGTCGAAGGTGCCCCGAAATTGGTAGTGTTTACGATCGACACGATAAACCAATTGGAACCAGCTTGGCCGCAATCGCTCGAGGACGCGTACAACGCCGAGATCGCAGCGTTGAATCCGGCGATCATGCGTCAGTTGCAGCGGATGCGAGATCTTCGAGAGTCTCCGAGATTTCAGCCGATTGGCCGTCATTGGAGAATCAAACACACCTACGATTGGAAAGACAGCAACCCCGCCGACGACGTGTTCGAGTACCAGCAGCGCAACCGCCCATTGGGAACATCGACACGCTATTTGCCGACGGGATTGCGTTTGCGGTTTCTCTCGGATCTACCATTCCGCGAGGGCGTGGACTATTCCGCCGCTTCAACCTCCGACGTCAAGACGGCCCACGAAGCAGCTCGGACGCCGTGGCGTAGATGCGAGGTCTACGCCAAGACGCACGAATCCGATGGCACTCTAACCGGCAAATGGAACTGTTGGTCCACTAAGGCGGTGCGGGACGTTCTGTACGATCCAAACGACCCGACGTATGGAATCCAGGCAAGGGAACTGACAAATCAAATGGCCGTCGGTTTGGAAATCGAGGTAACAGGTGGGTATCAGGGAGCATTGGCCGCTGGGGGTGGGAGAGTCGCCCCGCACGTGCCAAGGATCGACCCCGCCGAGTTGCGGTTGACGGTGGCGGCCCAATCCGACCAATTGGCCCAGGTGATCGAACGAAATCCGGCAACGTTTACAGCGCCTGCAGGCGCGACCCAGGGCACGGTGAACATCGATGCCGACCGAATCAAAACGATCCGTTTGGGCGATCGCTTTCAAAACGTCGTCGTAATGAAAGACACGATCGTCGGCGTAAACGATGCGGGGCCCGTAACAGTTCCAGCTAGATTTGTGCTTCGAGACGATACCCCATTGGCAACACAGTTCGCCAAGTTCGCAGCCCAATACTATTTCCAGCCTCGATCGATTGTAAGAGTCGTAAGCCGCCGAGCGACTGCGAAATTGTGGCCGGGGCAAATGATCGGCACGGTCAACGCGAACACACCTCACGCGGCGACATGCAACGCGCAGGTCTCCGAAGTGTCGTTGACCATGGGTGTTGGGTTGAACGGGAATTACGTTGCTCCAACCTTCACGGTCCAGACGTCATTCGGCGAACTCGATCCGTTGCAGTTCTTTCCAAAGTTGCGAGGTTAGTATGCACGGTCTTCCGTTGGCATGGGCGAAGTTCGAACGCAAAAACGTGCCAGGTCTCGGTTGGCGAATCGCCGTCACTGGCCAAAATGAAATCGTTCGTGCGAACTACGCCGAAAACGCCAACCGCAGCCAATTGACGTTTGCCGAGCCTGGTTACTATTTGGTAGTGGTCCAGACCGATACCGCCCAAGCTCAAACGGAACTTGAGCTCGAGAAGCCGACCGACTTGGCGTTAAACCCGTTAGGGCGCTGGATTGTTGGTTCGATCGTGCAACCTATTAGCGTTGTGCCCGCAGCAAATGGATTGGCCGACCCGACAGTACAAACATTGAACCGTGTTTGGATGCCATTCGAGCGGGTCTCGATGGCTTGGCCGATCCAAACAACAAAAGCCGACCAACCGGTGCGGTGGCGATGGGCCAGCGGCCAGAGCTCGGGGCAGCATACGCCGACGATCTACGCGTGGCGATTGTTCAACTACGCGGGAGGGATCGGCAAAACCCAAGACGCTAACCGGATTTGGGAATTGCCAACCATCACAGGCCCCGCAGCGGCCGTTCGATTGGATCCGCCTTCAAATCCTTGGTACGACCCGACCAAGCTAGATTGGTACCGCGTTACCGCCTCGGCGACGCAGGCAGGCACAAAGCTACGTTGGGAAGTCGAAACGCTTCACGATTATGAACACCTTTGGGAAGTGGCGGTAAGATCGACGCCAGGCACTCAGGCCAGCGGGTCCATTGGTTTTCGCGTCTTAGATGCGATGGGGGCGACGATCGCAAGTACAACGCTCAACTACCAACCGCCGAACGAAACATTCCATTCCCAAAAAGTGGATCGCCGACCCTCAAATCAACGCGTTGCCGCCGTTGAAGTTTTCGACATTGACCAGAACGATGCGTTCGACGTAAGGGTGGTGTTAAATGTCAACGACTAGCCGACCGTCGGAACAATACGCAGGGCAAGGGTGGGTGCTCTTCGATTGGGACTACCACGCGAGCCGTCCCCAGCTAACTTTCCGAGCTGGGAACATGGATGCAACTCGGATGCAGTTCGACGCGTACCGAAGATTTGTCCACATTCCACAATGGGCAGCACAGGTCCAATTGTGGTGCTGGAGCCAAAACGATTTTCGAATCCAGGAAATCAAACGAACAGGATCAAATCCGTTTTTGGTGGGCACGCATTACCCACAGGCGTGGCCCGAGTCGGTTCAAACCGTGGTTGGAGCAACGGTTCGGGAGTATCGATTCCCAAATTTGCAGACATGGACCCAGGGCAGCTACCAAAACAACTACACCACGAGCGCCGCACAATTGACGATTGCGGGCCGGTGGTTTGGCGTGTTTGAGTTCAAGACCACAAACCAACAGACGTTTCAAGGGCCCGACGCTTTTGACCCCTACGGGATCCGTCTGGATTTCCGGCAACCAGGGACCAAATCAACCGTACGTGTTTTGGCACTCGGGCACCATAACCACGTTTGGCAGACCGGGGGTATAGCGTGATAGGTTTGGCCAATATCTACAAACAGACCCGGTACAATTTTTCCAACCCAATGGATTTAAAACCCCAGGGCGATTTGCCAGGGGTTTATTGGGGAGCGTTTCGCGTGTCGTGGGTTTTCGACTACACAAAGCCACCAGACAATTCAAACAATTGGGCCAACAGCTATTTGTTTACTATCGAGGTTGACGGAATCGTTGTGTTCCAACACCGCCACATTCAACGCAATTGGTGGAGGCCCAGGCAGCTATACCAAAACGCATTTTGGAACGGTTCGAGTTGGTCCAACTTTAACTGGTCCCAAAGTTTTTCAAATGACACAACGGCCAATCCAGCCGGTGGGTTGATCGGTGCATTCACTGGCGGCAACGGCGCCCCTCTTCGATCGTATCAGGACGCATTCTTTGAGCCGCAGGCACAGGGACCAGCAGCCAACCCAATGGGGTTTGGAGTCGGCAACGTTCCAACCAGGCCAACGCGTTGGTTTTGGTGCAATTGTGAGCCGGTGTTTTTCACCGCCACGGTATTGCCAGGGCAAACGTTCGTGTTGCGTTCGCGTCGGTTTGTAGAAATACCAAACCCCGCCTTGAACCCGCCGATCAACGACACACAACCACAGGCGGGCCAAGCAGCCGAGCCCGACGAAATAGAAACAGAACAAATAGATGGGACATGGGGCAACACACCAAGAAACCTTGAATGTTGGGTAATTCGAGTTGGGCCCGCGGTAGAAACGTTTCAGGAAATCGCCACGATCGCCCCAAATCCGGGTGAAATCGACCTGTAACGCATCGAAACACCCTTCAAAAACCTAGGGTATTTGGTGCAAACAGGGCCCAAATCGCGTTGTAGAAACCTCAAAAACACAGGGTTTTTGCATGTTTTCCGCGTGACCACCGGGCAGCTATGGGGGCTATTCCCCCCTTTCCAAAGGTTCTCCCTGGGGGGGTGGAGGCGTCCGCCGCGAAGCGGAACTATCTGACGGTTTTTTTGCGCACGCTACCCGCATTTATGGGAGGTAAGTAAGTTTTTACGTTCTGGGGCTGTGGTTTTTGCAGTTCTTTTTTGGCTATTTATGCAATTACGCAATTGCATATCTAACCCCAGGCCGATACAATCACTCGGACAAGCGACGCACAGTGCGACGCGGGACACAAACTGGAGACGATGACAGATGAACGCAATTCACCGTGAAGAAAAAGCAGCACGCCGCGAAATGATCAGCCTAAGGCTATCGCGAAAAACAATGAAAAACGCAACGGCTTGCAGGTATTTTTTGCACGCCAACGACCAAGACGCTGACGGGCAGCCCTCCTGTTTTTTTTCCAAGGACCACGAAGATAGCTCCTGGGGCTTCTGGGTGTCGCGGGACGGCAAGGTAACAGTCGATTCCGAGTCCAGTAACGGCTCGCTCCCCAGCCAAAGGACCGTGGACGCGTGCAAGCGAGCAGCAGTCGCCTACTTGCGCAAATAGCACCCCACCAGCCGTTTCCGGGATCGGCTCCGGTTTTTAGATCAAAGACAAAGGGCAAATGACATGACGACACCAGCAGCATTCGAAATCACACGACAAGCACTCGAGTCGGGTAAGATCGTCCATACCGGATGGGCGCTCTGCGGGCAAAGCACGCTCTTGATGGACCCGAGACCGGAACACCAATGCGACGTCTCTCCCTGGATGTATTTTGACGCCAACGGCAAATTCCTTGGGCCAGACGAAAACGGACTTGAGCCAACTTTTGCTGAGGTCCCAGACGCACCATTCGCAGTCCAGTGGGAATTCATGGGCGGGGCGACTCGAGAACACTTTGCCGCGGCCCGGGCAGTGGCCGACGCGATGGAGTCCGCTAGGTCTCTCGAGATCACCAATGACGTCATCGAGAGTGCGTGCGATTATCTCAACGTGGCCTTCGGCCTAGACTGGGATTCCAAGTCGGTCCTAGCCATGATCGAAAATTGCAGCTTCTCCCGCGTCGATCTAGGAGCTGCGAGCGATGCCTGAGAAATCCGAACAACCCAAACGACAACCAGGCCGACCGCCGCAGGGGTCAGTTGCCAAAAAGCAAATGACCATGCGATTTCTGCCCGAGGTGTACCAACACCTGAAAAGCTTAGCGAAGCCGACCGAAGCAATCGAGACCGCCATAAAAGCGACCGAGGCCTACAAGGCCTGGGAAACCAAAAAAGCCAAGCCGGTTCGGCAAGCCAAGAAACCAGATTGACCCGGCGACCACTGGAAAAGCACTAAGCCTCGAGGCGAAAACCTCGAGGTTTTTTGCGCTCCGGGTAAGCCTCGGCGCATCGATTTGTTTACCGTCCGCCTCGAGCGCAGGCCTAGAGTACCCACAAAAAAAGGGGTAGACGTCGGCAAAACGTCCACCCCTTAAAGTACCCAAGCCGCCAAGCAGAGTGAGATCAGTATAGTCACCCACTGTATCTAGTCAAGCTTCCGGTAATGGTGGAGTAGCCTCTTCGTCTGTTTCCGAAGCTTTGTCCATCGCGTCGTACACTGTGTCGCGAAAATCTGTCCATGTTCGCACGTCCAAAGACTTTGCAATTGATTCTAGCAGCTCGACGGAGACTCCGACCCTCCATGCCTTTGCGAGCAATGGCAACGCGCCATTTTTGGGGTAGTAGAACCCAGCTTCGCACAATCGATTGCGAATGATACCTTGCACGTAAAAAAGCCGTTTCGGGAGTTCTGATGGATCGCCCTTCGCAACATGATCGCTATCCATTTTTTCGGATCTTTCTGTTTGACCGCTTTCGGGGTGCGTTGTCTCGGCCTGGCGCAGTTTCCAGATTCCGACCTGCAAGTTCATAAGGACGTGCCCATCACACAAATGGAGGGTAAGGTTTGTTAGGTCGCAAGCGAACCTGAATTCGTAGAAAGACAATTTTAGAAAGAATTCGACCTTTAGGTTGTCTTTGAGTTCAAAGCTTGCTTGGATTCCCTCGCATTCTGATTTTTTAAAATCAGTCCACCAAGCAGCAAATTGGGCCAGGCCAAAGAGGGCGTTTGCGCACTCGTAGATTTGGTCGTATTCCCTCGCGAGGTTGTTGGCGAACTTTTGGTGATCGAGTCTCGGTCGTTCCTCTAGTTGTCTGCTTGTGTCCATTGCTTAGCCTTTCTTTCGTGGTGGTGGGGGTGAGGTTGGGGGAGAATTGGATTTAATGTCCATCAACTCGATGTCTCCGTGACACCAATACAATCCAGGCTCTAAACCTGCCAGCAAATCCATGATCGACTCTGATGCTGGCGACGTTTTTTCAAATACTATTGCCTTTGCCTCTCCGCCGATGCGATTCGGGTAAGGAGCGTTTGACCATCCTGCTACTTGCCATCCGGATTCGCAGCAAAAGGCGTCTCGCGTTCCCTTCACTGGGTATACGAGGCAGTGGTTTTCGTGATTTAGCTTCGCCGAACTAACTTTGGGCCAAGTATGCGGTGGTGGTGGGATTGGTTGCTTGGTTGGCATTTGGTTTCCTTGGTCAGCCTATGTTGCCGCGGATGAAAATGTCGACCTTCACTGGTTGCACTAGGCACCTTTCGTCAAAATCCGGTGTGGTGCATTTTTGAAGGTCGATAACCAAATTGTTACAAGCCTTCAAGAAAAGCTGACCCTTTGATAGGAAAAAGGTTCCCGCATCTAGGGTTTCTATTTTGATGCCAGTGGGAGGTCGGTCGTCGATGATTGCCATAGTCAATTGCTCCAGAAAATAGGACCCGTGCGCCGCCCCGTACACAGGGGCGAAATCGCCGAGAAAAGTTCGGTTTGTTGGACCCCTTGCAGGGGTACTCTTCAACATTTTTCAACGCGGCCATTTCAACGTGGACCGCGTTTTTTATTGGTTTTGTGCCACCACAGACCACGCTCCATACGTGTTGTCCCCGTGCGCAGCCCCGTGCGCTACGTTGCGCCCCGTGCGCGGGTTGGTTCGGTTTTTGGTGGTTCTTGGGCGGATCCGCAAGCAGCCGCCCAGTGGTCGGGAGTCACCCGCAAATAGTGGTCCTTCGCCACGCGTTCGGAATGTCCAATCCAAGCGTCACAAACGTGCCCGGGAAACCGTTCCTCGAGATCCGTGCGACAAGCAGCCCGCAGATTGTGCCAGAGTTTCGGCCATGGTTGCACGCCCGCAGTGCGACAGGCCGTCAGTGCCCAGGTTCGCCACTGAGTCGCAGCCGACGCACGGCAATGGTTGAAGACCCACGGCGTAGCCGGTGCCGAGTCGAACAACGCGGCCATGGCCGTGCGTGCCGTATCGAACAGGGGAACCACTCGCAATCCGGTTTTTGTACCGCTCGGGACCGTCAGCCGGTTTTCGTGCCAATCAATGTTCGCCCAGGTCAGGGCCAGCGGTTCGTGTGGGACTCGCAGACCACACCACCGGGCCAGTGCGAACAACGCACGTCCCTCGAGGGTAGCAAACCCATCCAGGACACGCCGAGCTGTTTCCGCGTCGACGTAGATTTGCCGCGTGTTGTCGACCCCACGCCCGAGCTTGATTCCAGAAAACGGATTGGCGGTGATCAACTTGGCGTCGATCGCAGCCGCGAAGACCTGGGAACACCGCCCGATGATCTTGGCCGCGTGAGACGTCGACACCGCGAGCCCCAAATCTCGAGAGAATGTCTTCGCATCCAAGGCCGTGATTTCCTTCAACGTTTGAGTCGGCCAACGTTGCGACACATGGAGCAACGCGGTTTGCCAGCCCTTGCGAGTCGAGACCGAAAAATCCGATCGGGATCCAACGTACTGAGCCCACCAATCGAGCAACGCAGGCGTCGTGTTTGACTTCCAAGCACTAAGCAAACCAGCCGACCGCAGAGCCTCCAAAAACGATGGAGAGCAAGCGGCCAACCAATCCGCCAATTCCGGCGTTGGCGGTTCGCCGATTCGGGCCAGGCGTCCGAGCTGCTCGGCGCGCAGCCGCACCGACTGGGCCGCGCTCGAGGGGATCTTGCCCAGATAGATCTTCCTCGCAGGGCCAACGGGCATGGCGATTTCGAGGTACCATCCTCCCCGGCTGTGCTTCCAAACACTAGCCATGGAGCCACCGTTCGATTGCCCGGTGTGTGATCAATAGCGATTTGCCGGCGCGTTTGGTGGGAAGTTGCCCACCGTTGACCAAGCCTTCGACGACGCGCTTCGAGACACCGAGCATGGTCGCCGTTTCGGCCAACGTATAAGCGACGCGGGGCAGGGCGGGGCGCGTGCGCTCGAGTTGATCGGCAAGGCCTCTGGCCAATTCCGCCAAGAGGGCGGGTTGCGTTTCGGTTTCGGTTTCCATCGAGGCCCCAAAAAAGCTGGGGCCGTGTTGCAAGCACAGCAACATGATAATCAACCGTCAAACCGAATCAAGTATTTCAAGGCAGCCAAAGCGATTATGCCGAGCAAAAAAACAGCCCATCCGTTTGGGATCGCTAAGTTCAGGCTGATGAACGCAAAGAACGCCGAGTACAAAACCACATACAAAATCCACAGCCAATCAATCCCGTAGTTGCCCTCATTTGGCGTTTGGTTTTCTTGGTGTTCCGGTTCATTGTTCGGTTGGTTTGTCATTTTCTGGATTCCTCAATGGGGAACGTGGTTTGAGTTGGCCTGGTTCGAGTGGCGTACCGGCCCGATGCAACCAAATCGCTTTTTGAATTGCAGCGACGGTGGATTCCAACGCACCTAGGGCACGTTCTAGCGTCAGCCGGTTGTGGGCCGCAATAGTTTTTGACTCTGTGGCTTCTGCAAGCGTGCGAAACTCCGCGAAAATTTCCCCCGCTAGCTGGAGTTGCCGTTCTACCGACGCAATTTCATCGATCGTGAAAACGTGAGCGCGATCTACTGATTTTTTCTTTGCCATGCTTTTCCTCCAGTCAATCATAACACGCCTAGAGAATTTTGCAAGTTTTTTGTGGAACGCAAGTGACTATCGGATAACGATTTAGAAAAAACTAGAAACTAAACAGTGTGCAGAAATGATTTTCGCGCCGTTGCATTTTTGCAAAAACGTGTATGCTTACATAACCATGCCACGCAACAAAAAACAAAAACGCACTATTTCACGCGGTTTGACCGCAGCGGATTACCACCGTTTACGCCGTCGCATCATTGCGGGGGAGTTGACGTGGGAGCTGGCCGTTCAGTGCGGCTTGTGTTTGCCGCAGCGTGGAGCCCGCAAGCCCTTAGGACGCCCTCAGAAAAAGACAGGCCGTGTTGCAAGCACGCCTAAGGGGGAGTCGTGAGTATCGAAAGCGAAACCAATCGCGACCGTGTCTATCACGCGTTGCAGGATTTGCCCGAAGTAAAGCAGCGGATTGTGCGACTACTGGAACGCAAACCAAACGGTTTAACTCGGCATGAAATCGCCGCCGAGTTAGGTATGCCGTTGAGTTCCGTGTGTGGAAGGGTTAAGGAATTGGAGGACGCGGAGTTCGTGCATAGCACAGCGGAAACGCGGGAAACTCCCTACGGAAAACCGGCCACGGTGATTTGCATAACGCATCGAAACCGACCGGTTCAGTTGGAATTGTTTTGAGCAACAACGGGCACGCCCCGGGGCCGAAGATTGCGCGGCGTCACCAACCCGGGGCGTGCTTTTTTGAAATGGAGGTAAAAATGGTGAAGCGTCTTAAGAATTACTTGGTCGACCAGTTCGACGAACAGCTACGGATTGGGCAGTGTTATGGGGTCCATCTCAACGGGGACCAAACACGGGCAACGGTTTGGATGGTTGTTGATTTCGTTCGTGGTACCGCCTACATGGCGGAAGTCGACACGACTAAACCACGGGTGATGGATCCAAAGAACCCGAGACCCGATGGGTGGCCGTCTATGACCGGCAAGGCGACCCGGTACACGAATCTCACCGCCGGGTTGTTGTGTTTCGTGCGGTTGGACTCGGAGTACCGAGAAGTCGCCCAGCTTGCACAACCAGCCAAGGCTGAACGTGCAAAGAATTTGCGTCGGGGCTTGGCCGCGATCGCCAAGGAGGCCAGCGCACTGCGATCCAAGCAGCGGCGGTTGATGCAGGAAGTGGCCTTGGCCCTCGAGGGATCTGTCGATCCAACCGACTTGGGCGACATGGTGGCGACGTTCATTCGCGACGATTCCAGCCACGTGACGGTCGACGAGTTCGTTCGCGTCTACTCCGAGTCGCTTGAGCGAAGCGAAGTCGAGGAATAGCGATGCCCAAGCGAAGCCGACCGACGACGAGCACCAAACGGTTGATGGCAGCCCTCACCGGCAAGACCGGGCACAAATACGGGGCCAAGCCAACGACCGTTGACGGCAAACGGTTTGCTTCGAAACGCGAGGCCCGTCGATACGCCGAATTGAAGCTGCTCGAGCAAGCCGGGAAGATCGCCGCGTTGCGATGCCAAGTTCGGTACCGCCTGGTTCAGGTGGTTCACTACGTTGCCGATTTCGTCTACACCGAAAACGGGCAACAGATTGTCGAAGACGTTAAGGGTTTTAAGACCCGCGAATACAAGGCCAAAAAGAAAATGATGGCCGCACAACACGAAATTGAAATCAGGGAGACACGCTAGTGACGACAGTTAAGCAGCCGGACAAAGAAATAGCGATGACCTTCGACCGCCGCCGAGTCGGGGTTGACGGTCCTTGGTTAAGGAAAAACGCGGATCTCTTCGGGTACTTGCAAGCGAAGGATGGCGTCTGGGTTCCAAAGAGCGATTTGGAAGCATACGAAAACGGAACACGGTTGTTCCAGGACGCTGAGCCTGTAGTTGCCCCCCAGGAACCACCTATGCCGCCCTCAATCCAGGCGTTGGGGCTTAAGGAAATTGCCGTAAGGGAGATAGTTGAAATTAAATTGCCCGTTTCAGTCAGCGTTCTTGCCCTGTTGATTGAGGCGATTACAAAGAAATACCCAGGGGCGACGTCAAGGCAAGTTGGCTACCATTTGGTTATTGAGCAAATCGATTTCCTGGGCGACGACCCCCCAGCAGCCTTTACCCCTTTTGAAGATCAATTAATAGAAGCTTTAAGGGAAGCAAATGACTCGCTACGTTCTGCGAGGGCAATCGCGCAAAGGAAGGGCGATACTACCGACTGGCATTCGTTTACAGCGAAGCTTGACGCGGTTCTGAGGAAACAGCGGCATTTGCTCCCGTTGTTCGCAGGAAAACTACCCAGTGTTGTGGAAGAGGCCAAAGGTGAGCCCCTCGGGGAAGGCCAGCTTGCAAGCGAAACCCAATAAGTTGCAAGCGGTTTTAGGTCCGGAACGCAGCGCTGCCTAAACCGTGAATCGAATTTTGGGGGGGCACGACACAACCGAGGGCATCATGGACCCAGCAAGTTGGAGTCGGAAGCGAGACAGCCGGAGAGACGGCGAGGATCGTATACCACCAAGTATTACCCTTTTCACGTTTGAGTAGCGGGTGTGAACCCCTCACGATCCTTTGACCCCTCGGGGTCTCGTGAGTGGAAGTCACGTTAATCGAAACCGCGAGGCCACTGCGAAACGCAAAGTGTGGCGAGGACCGGTCGACTAAGTAAGTCTCGCGCCTTTGGTGCGTCGAAAT